TAACCTGTGACGATTACGCCGTTCGTGAGCGCTTCCGCGTTATGGCTCGTGAAATGGAAGAGAACGTACAAGCGCTCTTAGATTTGCTTACGGAAGAGCCAAACGGCTTTGATAGAGAGCCTACAGGCGGTTCGAATGGCTAGGCCGCGTGCGTTGGCGCAGTTCAAGCCCCCAAAGCCCGCCACGGCCCGGAAAACGGGTAGCAAGAAGGAACATACCGAGCAAGCCGCGTTCGTTACACGTATGTCGTTCGAATTTAAGGACGTTTTAGGGTTTGGCGTACCGAATGGGGCTAAACGTAGCGCTTGGGAACAACGTACGCACGTAGCGGAGGGTTTAACTAGCGGTATCCCTGATTTTTATATCGAGGAAGCTCGCGGCGGCTGGTTCGGGCTACGGCTGGAATTTAAGAAGCCTTCGTTAAAACCTAAAACGACACGAGCGATAGTGGGCGGGCGGTCTAAAACGCAAATAGGCATACATGAGCGTTTAACGGAGGCTGGTTATCTCGTGTTTACGGTCTATTCGTGCGAAGAAGCAATGACACGGGTGTATGCGTACATGGACAAGCCGCGCACCATTGGGTTAGCAGGCGGCGTATAGCGGTAAACTGTATGTACCAATCAACGGAGTAAGCAACATGGCAACCAAGAAACCAGCCGCAGTTAAGAAAGCCCCGGTTAAACGTAAACGCGGTAGACCAACGATTTATAACGAAGCAATGGCCGCAGAGTTGTTAACGCGGTTAGCTTCCGGCGAGAACATAGTTAAAATTTGCCGTGATGAACACATGCCCGCTTTTAGTACGGTTTACGAGTGGGAAAACGGTAAATTTGGGTTAACAGAAAAACGCGATCCGATCCCGGAATTCGCGGAAGCCCTTGCGCACGCGCGCATGTCTTATGCGGACTACGCCGTTAGCGAGTCGATAGAGCTTATGGACGATGCGGGCGAATGGCTGCGAGACGCGCGGGGCAAGGTTATGAAGGATGAAAACGGACGCGGCATAAAACTGTTAACAAATGAGGCAAACAACAAAGCGAAACACCAAGGCGGATTTAGGCAGTGGTACGCGGAACGAGTCCATCCGCGCTATAAGCCAAAGGCGACAATGGAACAGACGGGACCGAACGGCGGTCCGTTGCAGTCGGTTAACGTGAACGCAGCTACGAACGTTGCAGAACTCGAAGCGGCTGTTAAATCGTTGTTAGAGAAAGGAGTCTGACATGACTATCGAAGAGATCAAGCAAGGTATGAACGATTGGTCGATCGGCTACAACGTCGGGGCTAAGACGGAGCGCGAGATAACCAAGCAATTGCGCGCACGCATCGTAGACCTGGAAGAGCGGTTAGCAACGTGCAACGCGGCTATCGATGAACTTAACGCTAAGAACGTTGAAGCTGAAAGCGCCGCAAAATTGTTCACCTATCAAACTAACCAAATGAAGGCGAAGCCGTGACTTACCGCGACGTGTTAGCCAAAGATGCGCCGATATCGTTTGAGGACGCGCAGCGAGTCATAGGAACGTGCAACCCTGAAAACGATAACTTACGCAGGGTCTTCTTTTCGTGTTGGGCCATGTTGCGTTACGAATGGGCTGACGCAATGATTGAAGAAGCGGACAACGTAAAAAAGATCGACAAGGCCGCGCCATGACACTACGAGAACTCCGGTTGTTCCATTGGCGTCAAGTCGTGTCGTTCCGTAACGCGGCTAACGCTATGGACTTGTTAGACGATCCTTCGAACCAGGTTAGCGACCTGCACAAGCTTGCAGACTTCCACCTGGGCGCAGTGCAGGCGCTTAACGACGTCGTAATGATTACGGGCGAAGGCGAGGACACGGCCGAACGAGACGAAGAGCGTAGCCGTGAACGCTAAACAATCTCGTATCCATGCACGAGAATTCGTACGTGAAGTTATCAAGCTGCTACCGGCCGAATATAGCCGGGAGCTAACCAAAAAAGTGATAGAACAAGAACGCAGGTTAGCGACGTTGGAAAACCAGCTAATGCGGCGTGACGGTTACGTTATCCACACGGAAGACTGACATGGGCGGACGTGATCCAGGCGCACAGATAACCAATATCGCGCAGCTATCCGACGCCGAACTAATGGCCGGTCGGATAGCTGCGCGTGCCGATCTCTACTTCTATGCCCGTTGGATGTTTCTAGCGAACAAGAACCGCGTATGGGCCAAGGCGTTGCACCATGCGATCATTTGCCGGGTGTTGGAAGACGTGTTTTACGGACGTCGAAAGAACGTCATCATTAACATTGCCCCGCGTTACTCGAAGACCGAGCTAGCCGTTAAGCAATTCGTATCGTGGTCGCTCGGTAAGGTGCCGGACGCCAATTTTATTCATATCTCCTACGGCGCACCGTTGGCGCAAGGCAATAGCGCCGAAGTACGCGACCAAATCCAGACGCTTGAATATCAACGCATCTTCGAGACGCAGATAGACCCCAACGCCGCCGGTAAAGAGCACTGGAAGACGACTAAGGGCGGCGTGTTCTATGCGACCGGAGACACGGGCGCGATTACGGGGTTTGGTGCGGGCGTTATGGGCCGTCCGACGTTCGGCGGCGCAATAATTATTGACGATCCGCATAAGCCGGACGAAGCGTTATCCAAGCCTGTGCGTGAGCGTGTGTGGACTCGTTATCAAAACACGGTTGAATCACGCCGTAACGATCCGTCCACGCCGATCATTGTAATCATGCAACGGTTGCACGTAGAAGACCTAGCGGGCAAGCTGGCGCGCGGGGATAGCGGGGAACACTTCGACGTTATCTCTATCCCTGCACTGCACGGCGGGCAACGTGAAGAAGACGAGTTAATCAAAGACGTGTTGTTCCCGAAAGGTTCTTTCCGCGACGGTAACGAGTTCGCGCTATGGCCCGCCAAACATTCGAAAGAAAAACTGTTAGCTATGGAAAAAGCTAACACGTATGTTTTCGCCGGGCAGTACCGCCAACGGCCAGCCCCGTTAAGCGGAGGCTTCTTTAAGCCGGGCCTAATGCCTATTCTGGAAGTCGCGCCGCTTGGCATTCGTAAACACACGCGCGGTTGGGATTTCGCAGCGTCCGAAATGAAAGGCGACTGGACGGCAGGCGTGCTCGTAGCCATGCAAGAAAACGGACGGCCTATAATTCTCGACGTCAAACGAGATCAAGCCGGGCCGGATAAAGTCGTCACGTTGCTTAAGACGACGGCGAACAACGATAAACGCAGCCGTACCGAACAATCTATTCCACAAGACCCCGGCCAGGCGGGCGTAGCGCAAGTAAGCAGCTTGGGTAAACATTTGGCCGGTTGCAAGTTCCATAGCTCTACAGAGTCAGGCGACAAGTCAACACGAGCCGCAGAGATCGCGTCACAAATCAACATTGGCAACGTCGACATGCTGGCCGGGCCGTGGAATAAGGAGTTTATCGAAGAGCTTCAAATGTACCCGAATGGCTCTTACGACGATCAGGTAGACGGCTTGTCTCGTGCGTATAACCGTATGACCGAAGCGCCGGATTTTGCGGCTTTGTTAGATAAAATGAATGAGGGTATTTGAAATGACTGCACGCGAAGACGGGTTAGCTAGTGCCATGTTCGGCGGCGTAGAGGGGATCGGAAGCGCGATTCAATCCGCCTTAAGCGGTATGGCTATGAATGGCGCGATGGTCACTGACGAATGGATTGAACAGCAGTACGCACGCGGGGGCATCGCGGCTCGTATCGTTGATCTACCAGCCGAAGACGCTTACGCACGCGGCTTTACGATCGAAGGCGATACGACACGCTACATTCTCGATAACTTGGATCGGCTTAACCTGGCCGTTAACGGGCCAACGGCGATCAAGTGGCAACGCCTTTACGGCGCGGGCGCTTGGGTCGTATTCGCTACGGACGGTTCGTCTACATTCGCGGAGCCGTTGCGCGAAGATAACATCACGTCGATTAACGAGATCGTCCCGGTAGAAGCGTCCAGCCTGCAAGTTTTCCAGTATTACAGCGATCCGCGTAACCCGAACTATGGACGCCCTGAAATCTATCTCGTACGTGTGCAAGGTGCGGATAACGTCCAGCAAACCAACGTACCAGGCACGGGTAACGCCACGGTGCAATTCAAGGTTCACGAAACGCGCGTAATCAAGTTCGCAGGCGCACCTTTGCCGATTAACCTTCGTCGTAACGCCCGTATCCCGTGGCAAGGCCGTAGCGATCTTGGCTCCGTATTCGAAGATTGGGTTCGTATGCAAGACTCGCTCAAATGGTCGATCGAGATTATGAAGAAGAAACAGCAAGCCGTTCACGGTATGAACGGTTTGGGCCAATTGCTGTTAGACGACTTCGGCGGCAAGAACGAAATAGGCATCCGTAAACGTATCTCGTTTGCAGACGCAGCGCGTAACGTGCTTAACGGCGTGACGGTCGATAAAGAAGACGACTACACGCTTTTCGATTTGAGCCTGGGCGGCGTGGTGGACGTCGTTAAAGAGTTCAAGGAAATGTTAGCGGGTAGCTGCGGCTTTCCGGTTAGCGTGTTGTTCGGTCGTTCGGCTAGTGGTTTGCACGCGAACGGCGATAACGATCTCGAAATGTATTACGGGCTCGTGTCCAAAGTGCAAATGGTAAACGTGCGGCCGGGCTTGGAACGCATGGTTAGCCTGTTGTTCAAGGTAAAGGGCGCGCCTAAAGTGCCGAAATGGGTTATCAGATTTAACCCGTTGTGGATTCCTAGCGAAAAAGACCAAGCCGCCGCCGAACTTAGCGCCGGACAAGGCTTGCAGGCGAAGGCTACGGCTATGGTATCGGTCGTTACCGAAGGAATTATCAGCGTCGCGCAAGCTACTAACTACTGTGCAACCGAAGGGCTCTTCGGCTTGACGCCTGCGGATCGCGTCGTAGTTCCAACGGAGATCATTGCCGACGATCCAGACCCTACAGACATAGCGCCGATCACAGGTAGCCAGGAATGACACGCCCGGCGCGCAAGACGCGTATCTGGCTCTACCCGTGGTCGATCGAACGCGAGTACGAAACCTATGTCGTGAACTACACGCGGCAAATGGAATCGATCATTAACGCGGAAACGGCTAAATCGTTGCCCGCGATCATTGCGCGCTACGCCGTGATGCGTGGCGACGCCGAACCGCCTACGCCAGAAGAGGCGGGCGCGTACCTTGGCGCTACCAACTATTCGTTAATGACGCAACGAATGATTGAGCGTATCCGTGCGCAAATCGTTGATAAAACGCGTGACATTGGATTAAAAGTTAAGACGTACGCCGATAAGGTTAACGTCTTTAACTTTAAGCAATGGTCGTTAATGAAGAAATCGATAGATGCGAAGTACGGCGCGGGCACGGTTCAAGCGCTGGAAGCGCAATTAGCCGCAGAAAAGGGCGCTCGTGAGGCCATTGCCAGCGTTGGCGACCTGGCTAAGATTCGTTCGGCTATGGCGGTTAACGTGTTTCAGGATACGGCCAACCCGCTAATTCTTGAAGAGCTAGCCGCGTTCGAAACAACGAATATCGGTTTGATTGGATCGATACCCGAACAGTTTTTGCCGCAGCTTCAAAACCGCATTATTACGGCGGTGCGCAATGGCGAGAATTACAAGGTTATTCAGGAAGAGATTAAAAACGCCTATAATCTGCCTGAAAATCGCGCCCGCCTGATAGCACGGGATCAAGTCGGAAAGTTAAACGGCCAGTTAAGCCGGTTAAGGCAAGCGGAGATAGGAGTTACGGAATACTACTGGCGCGGCGTGTTAGACGAGCGTGAACGTCCGCACCACGTAGCGCGAGAAGGCGAAGTGTTCTCCTACAGTAAACCGCCTGACGATGGTAATCCGGGTGAACCGATCCAATGTAGGTGTTGGGGCGAGCCGAAGATTGATATTTTTGCAGGCTTAACGAATTGAGGGTTAGACATGCCAATACGCTATGACCGTATGCCCGTTAAAGCGGTCAAGACGGACGATGGTTTTTATGTGGACCCGGCCGCAGTGTTAACGCGAGCCGGGATTTTTGATTATCGCGACCCCGCAACGGGCAAGACGACCAAAGAATATCGCCCGCCGGAAGAAGTGTTTCGCGCCGATCACTTGCTAGCTTTGAACGCGGTGCCGATTATCTCCGGCGTACATGACCGGGTTAATTCGACCAATGCGAAAGGCAAGATCGAAGGAATTATCATGGGGCCGGGAAGGCAGGACGGGGAAAACCTGGTTGCGCCTGTTAAAATCTGGCATACGGAACCGGTAGACCAAGGCGGTTTACGGGAATTCTCCCTTTGTTATGAAATTGACTTGGACACAACGCCAGGCGAAATTAACGGCGTGCGATATGACGCCGTGCAACGAAACATCCGTAACCCAAACCATTTGCTTTTGTGTAAAACCGGCCGCGCGGGAGTTGCGCGGCTCAATCTTGACGCGGCGGACGATACCGAAGCCGATGAACCAGTAGTTAAACCCAAGGAGTTAAACAACATGTCAAAAGTTCGTATCGACAACGGTATTGAATATGAAGCCGCGCCGGAAGTAGCCGTTTATATCGGCTCGCTTATCAAAGCGGTTGCCGACGTCCAGAAAGACAAGGACGGTTTGCAAGCGCGACTCGACGCAGCCGACGCGAAAAACAAGGAACTCGAAAAGTCAGTCGTTACCGCACGCGGTGAAGGCGAATCGGCGGCACGTTCGCGCCTGAAGCTGGAAGCAGTCGCGGCCACGCACAAGGTTGAATTCAAGTCGGACACGGCGGACAAGGATATCCGTATCGCGGTTATCAAGGCTATCCGGGGTGATTCTTTCGACGCGGCCGACAAGTCGGATTCGTATCTCGAAGTCGCCTTCGATCTCGCGGTAGCCGAAAAGCAAGTGCGCGATGACTCGACGTCACGCCAACGTCTGGAACTCCACGGCGGCGCGCCGATCGTGCCGGTTGTGAAGATGCGCGCAGACGGTACGCCGGAACCCGTCGTTAACGGCGTTGCGGTTGTCAGTGCAGCCACGGGCCGTCAAGCCTATATCGACCGCCTTAACGGCGTTAAGTAATTCAACCCTGAAATCCAAGCTTTAGGAGCTACACAAAATGACCCAAGCGATTGGCGTTTATCTCGCCCCCGGATTTCCGGGCATGAAAGCAACCGCCGAACGTACCAACGTTCGTACGATCCCGTCTAGCGCAACCGTAGCGCCGCCGTTGCCTGGCTGCGCAGTGGTCGCGATCGCAGGCAAGCAAGTAGCCTACGGCACGGCACTCGCCAAGCAAGTAGGCGTAGCGCTGTACGACGGCGAATACGCTTACTTGTCGTCGGCCTTCGTGCAAGCGCAAACCGGTATTCAGTCGATCCCGATTAACGTTCAGACAGACGGCCCGGTTTGGGTTCGTGTGTCTGGCGCTAACGGCGCGACGGTAACGCCGGGCCTGCCCGCTAAATACGTGGCCGCAGACGGTACGTTTAGCGACCAAGGCACGATCACGATCCCGAACGCCGTGTTCCGTTCGGGTATCGAAACCGGAACCAGCCTGGAAGGCTTCGGCGGTGATTTGATGGCCGTTGTGGAACTCAACACGCCGTTTGTGAACGTCGCGGGCGTCTAAGGCTAGCGCCTTAACACTCGAATAACCAAAGGAAAGGATAAACACCATGTATCGATTCGACGCACAAAACGGGCCGTATAGCGAGGTAGACATGGGCGTGATTCGCGCGGCCATTTTGCCAATGGTCGGCCTTCGTCAAGATGCGGTAGAAGGTTACTTCTTCGCCCGCGCACTCGACTACATCAAAGCGCAAACCTATGACGTTCTGTTCCCGGAACTCAACGGTTTGAAGCTGGTTCCGGCAAACTCCGGCTATCCGGAAAGCACGTCCACGATCACGTATCGCACCTGGACGATGGCCGGTATGTCGAAGATTATCGCCAACTATGCGGACGATCTCCCGCGCGCGGACGTGGCAGGTAACGAGAAATCGACGCCCGTACGGACGATCGGCGAAGCGTACGGCTATAACGTGATGGAATTGATTCAGTCGGCCGCTACGGGCTCGCAAATCGACTCACGTAAGGCGAAAGCCGCACGTCGGGCACACGACGAAAAGATTTCGTCTATGGCCTTGGTCGGTGACGCGGATTACGGGCTTACGGGCATCACGAATAACCCGAACGTCTCGCTTACCACGCCCGTAACTGGCGCATGGTCGGCAGTCGGTACGACGGGCGATCAAATCGTGGTCGACTTGCTCGCGGGCTATAACGCGGTGCCGGATCAATCGAACGAAATCCACTACCCGACCGCCATCGCGTTGCCGACGTTGGCATATCGCGCAATGAACTCGAAGAAGACGACGTCGGGCGCAACGGGTTTGACCGTAACCGCGTGGCAACAATTTTTGAGCTTCATTGGCGACATGGGCCGTGAAAAGCCGGTTGCTTTCCAAATCCGCGAACTGAAAACGGCGGGAGCCGCCGGAACGTCGCGCGCCATTTGGGGCGAGTTCAATTTGCAAAACTGCGAAATGCCTATCCCCATGCCGTTTAACCAATTGCCGCCGCAAGCGCGCAACCTGGAAGCGGTCGTACCGTGTATCGGTCGTGCGGGCTCGGTAATCATCTACTACCCGCTGGCGTTCACGTACATGGATGGCGTGAACTAATCACGCGGCCATAGACGACGTAGGTTTGACTAGCGGTAAAGCCCCGGCCACATGTGCCGGGGCAACGTTTTAAAAGTTAACCCAAACAAGGATTAAGAATCATGGCTAAAGATGACGTGGTAACGAAGCAAGCCCCCACGGCGGAAGAAATCGAAGACGGTAACGCGTTGTCCGGCGTGGTCGTCAAGAATCCGAACCCGCGCATGTTGAACATCACGGCTACGCACGAAGGCGGGGAAACGCTTCACCTTCTGCCCGGCCGTTCGTACGAGTTGACCAAGGATCAAGTCAACAATAAGCACGTTAAAGCCTGGGTAGCGGCTGGCGTGCTCGTGAAGGGCGAACAAGCGGGCGACGTCGACCCAATGGCGGAATCGGATGCGACGTTGCAAGCGGACCAAGCCAAGGTAGCGGCTTCCAAGACCTTCGGCGGCTAATCCATGTCAGATATTCCGGTTGTTCCCGTTATTGATCCGGCCGTGGCTCTTTGGCTTGGCATGATCGCGCCTACGTTGTACTCCGGCGGCCATGCCGTCGATCCGCTAACGGACGATGACGTGAACAACGCGGCGTATCTGGCTGTCGACTACACGCCCCTTTGTTTGCCGCCAAATCAGCAGGCAGAAGGCCAGGCTTACTACGCGGCTAACCTGCTTCAATTGCGTATCAACGTGATTAGCGGGAGCGGCCCCGGCGGCGCAGACGCTAACGGCGTTGTGTCGATGGAAAAGGAAGGCGACCTACAACGTATCTTCGCTTTGTCCGACGCAGCCAAGAACGGCGACGGCGGAACGGGCTATTACGACCGTTGGAATGCTTTATGGATTCGTTGCCGACCGGCTAAGGTTGGCGCGATCCTTACGGGCTATACGCGCCGCGTACCGCCTGCTATCGATTGGGCGAACAATCCGGAACTTTGGGTTTGGGGCCGTTGGCCTTTCGTTAACGTGCTCCCGTAATGGCTACGAATTCTTATACCGTCGATCACGGCTTTAAGGCGTTGATAGGAGCCTTGGGGAAACTCGACGGTATGGTTATCAAGGTTGGCATACAGGCAGACGCGGCACATATCCCTTCGGTTAACGATCAAGGTAAGCAGGAGCCTATTTCGGTTCTTGATAAGGCGATTTATAACGAGTTCGGCCGCAGTGCAAAGAAAGGCGAAACCGATAGCGCCGACGCAGGACACGGCGCACAGAAGCTTCCGACACATGCGGGCTCGGTCGTGTTGCCAGGGGGCGAAGACACACGTGGCGGCTATCCGGCTATCCCGGCGCGGCCGTTCGTGAGCGGTTGGGCCGACACGAAAGAGAAAGAAATCCACGAGCACATGGAAGCCGCGTATCTAGCAATGATCGATAAAGGCATTACGCCCTATATCGCGGCGCGCTCGGTTGGCGAATGGGCCACAACCAGTATGAAAGAAAATTTGCTTAAATACCCGTGGACTCCAAATGCGGCGGCAACGATTGCAAAGAAAGGATCGAGTACGCCACTCGTAGATGAATCGCAAATGATTAACAGTATTCGTTCTGTTGTCGCTAAAGAAGGGGATGAATAAATGGGCTCTTCATTTCGCCGTCCATATCCGTTAAAGGTTCGCCCCGCTTTGACGTGGGGTAACGACGGATTGCCCGTAGTGGCCGATCCCACGCCAATTACTTTCAAAGCGTCGATTCAACCAAAGAGATTGACGGTAGAAGATGAAAACGTAGGCGCACCAATCGGCGCGGATTTGACGCGCATTATTCGCATTTATACGGATCGACGTTTGAATGTAATGGACGGGAAAAAGAACATGCCCGGCGATCTCGTGCAATATTTCGGTAACTGGTACGTCGTTTATGCCGAATCGATTTATCAAGCAATGGGAACGTCAATCGATCATTTCCGTTATTGGGCCACGCCGGAGGAATTAAAATCATGATTCCGCGTCAAGTGTTGTTCGGGTTTTTTAAACCCCTTATTTTGCAAGCGTGGGCGTTAACCAATTCATCGGTAACGCCCACGGTAGCATTGGCGCGGCCGAACGTGGGCGAACCGCCCGCGCCTGCGTTCATTATCAATTTTTCGACCGCGCGTAATCCGGATAATTCGAATATAAGCACGGTAGACGAAGACGGCGACGTTACAGTTTCAGACCAAGCGGAAACAACTGTCACGATTACCGGTATCGGTATCGGCGCAATGGACGCGCTTGAAGACCTGGCAACCGGGATGCGTAGGCCAACTACGACATGGGCCGCGCAACGGTTGAATGTGGCCGTGATTGACCGACCGCATATCGTGGACGTTTCAAAACTCGTTAACCCGGTTAATTATGAAGAGCGAGGCACATTATCGGTAAATATGCGGTTTGTGAATTCGGTAGTGGATAATGTCGGAATTATCGAAACCGTGAATTTAGAAGGCGAGTACACGGGAGCGAGTAAAGAAGATTTTACCCAAGATTTTAGTTTAGACGTTAAATACGTTCCGACGCCTTAACCGGCTTTTTAACCAAAAGGGGTAAGCCAAATGGCAACACTCGATAGAATTGTTAATTGCGCTATCGCATTACGCACGGCCGGTATCCAGCAAGCGAATTTTAGTTCGATGCTAGTTTGCGGGCCGCATACGATGGACACGGCGCGCGTAATGGTCGTAACCGATCCGAATACGCTCCTGGACGCGGGACTGGCGCTAACCGATCCGCTTTACCGTGCGGTACGCGATGCGTTCGGCGTGATTCCGGCCGTCCAGCAAGTTTTGATTGGCCGTCAGGCGGTTGCAACGCAAACCCTCACGATCGGCGCGCAGGCAGGCGGAAGCGTCACGGTAGGCGAAGTGTTTACGTTTGCGATCGGCCGCATTGTGAACGGCGCGAAGCTTCTTTCTACCGTGACTTATACGGCCCCGGCTTCGCCCACGCCTACGAGCGTAGCGACGGCGATTAACGCCGCTATCGCGGCCGTAACGCCCGCATTGCCTTTGACCCCCGTAGCCGCAGCCGGAGTTATCACGCTTACGGCTACCGGCGCGTTCTCCGTCGAAAACATCGTAGGAGATATCACGCTTGGCGTTCCCACGGCGACGGAGCCGGTTGTCAGTTCACTGGTAGCGGCGCAAGCGGAAAACCCGGCTTGGTACGGTATCGGCATTACTTCGCGTCTCCCGGCCGATATTCTCGCCGTGGCTGCGTGGGCGGAAACGGGCTTGAAGCTGTTCGGCGCGTGCGTCACTGACCCTACGGCACTTACGACCACGCAGACGGACGCGGGCGCGTTGCTGGCCTTGCAAAACTATTTCCGTACCTACTGGATGTACCACGCCGACCCGACGACCTACCCGGAAATCGCGCTCA